CCGACCACCCTGTACATGCAGGTGTTGCAGAAAGGCTTCGGGATCAAGGACGCCGGGCCGTTCATCAACCAGCCCGAACCGCCCCAGATGCCGGGGATGGAGCAGGCTGGGATGCCGCCAGGCCAGGAGCAGACCGCGCCGCCACCCAACGGGCAGGGACCGCCGCCAGGAAATGGCGGGCCTCCGTCTCAGGGACCGCCGGTCCCGCCGGGGATGCCACCCGAAATGGTGCAGGGACCGCCGCCCCAGATGCAGGGGCCACCGCCTGAACAGATGCCGATGGATCTCACCGCCCCGCCGTCACGAGACCTCTCACCGGAGATCGACCCGGCCCTGTTGATGCAAATGATGGGGTCGTCGCCCCCCTTCTAGCCAAGAACTCCCTGCAAGTGCTTTACTTGCGCGTGAACGCAGAGCACACCGGAGAAAGGAACTCTGTTGTCGTTCGAGGATGCAGCCCCTGTTGAGGGGGTGACGGCCGAAGTCGGTCCCGCCGAAGCCGGGGAAACCGAGCAGCAGGCACAGGAACCCAGCGAAGGCGCCGAACAGGAGCCTGTTCGTCAATACGTCGAAGTCGACGACCCCGACAACCGTTACGTACGAGTCAGGATCGACAACGAAGACGTCGAGGTTCCATACAGCGAAGCCTTGAAGGGGTACTCACGGGAGGCCCACTTCACCAGGAACATGCAACATCTGGCGCAGGCGCGTCAGGAAGCCGAATACGGCATCCGTCTCCAACAGGCGATGGAAGCCAATCCGCAGGTGACGTTGCAGATCCTGGCCCAGCAGCATGGCTACAACCTCGTCCAACCACAGCAGGCCCCGCCCGCTGAGGACGAGTACGCCGATCCGTTGGAGAGAGAAATCGCCAACGAACGGCAGGCCCGCGAATCGCTGGAAGAACGCCTCGCTCAGAGGGAAGCCGACGAACAACTCGGTTACGCCGTCGCAGGGTTGAGAAGCCAGTTCAACCTGAGCGATGAGGATTTGCAGACGGTGGTAGGAACCGCATACCAAATGGGTTTGGGTGTGGAGGCGCTGCCATTGATCTACAAGACGATGCAGTTCGATCGCATTGATGCTCGTGTCCGTGCTCACCGCGCCGAACAGGCGCGCCAGCAGGCCGAGACAGAGAAGCGGCAGCAAGCCGCCACCCAGGCGAATGCGATCGTCGGCAGCGGGCGTGGGTCGGCAAACGGTCTCACGAATCAGGTGGACGCTGGAGGACGTATGACCCTCCGCGAAGCCATCGAGGCCGCGTACAACGCGACGGTAGGAGGCTGAGCGGTTCAACCGGAAAGGCTGAATCGTGGCACTTGCCAGCCATACCCCAGCAACCTGGGACACCATCCTCTCAACGACGATGCACAACTACCGCAAGTCGTTGACCGACAACATCTTCAACAGCCGCCCGCTGTTGGAGTACCTGATGAGCAACGGGCGGGTCCGCACGATCGACGGTGGCATCTCCATCGTCGAGCCGCTGCTGCTCGGTCCCGGAGAAGCCAACAGCTACGGCCCCTGGCAGCAGATCCAGGTCAACGCCGTCGCCGGGATCTCCGCCGCTCAGTTCCCGTGGCGCCAGTTGTACGCCACCATCATCATCTCCGGTCTGGAAGAAGCCCAGAACAACGGCAAAGAGCAGATGATCAACCTGGTCGAAGCCAAGGTGATGCAGGCCGAGGAAACGCTGAAGGATCTGCTGTCGAAGATGATCTACGGCACCCGCGGCGGCGCCGCCCTGGCGACCGACTTCACGCCGTTCACCACCCTCATCGACGCCACCGCCGCAGCCGGGGGCATCACCCCCGCCGCCGCACCGGCACCGGAGAACCAGTGGCGGTCGTCCACCTGGGACGCGGGCACCAACACCGGCACCGATGATCTCGGCAACGCGATCACCATGCCCGGCGCCGCGCTCACGTCGCCGTATGACGGCAAGGAGTTGGAGACCGCGCTGCGCCACATGTACCTGCTGTCGTCTGACGGCGGGTCCGACCACGTGGACGCGATCTTCGCCGGGGCCGGATGGTTCGAGGCGTACGAGGCGTCGCTCACCCCGCAGGTGCGGTACACCGACACGTCGAAGGCGAACCTCGGGTTCCAGAACCTGCTGTTCAAGAACGTGCCGCTGTACTACGACCCGGACTGCCCGACTGGCACCGCGCTCGGACTCAACTCGAAGTACGTCGGTCTGACGCTGCACTCGGACCGCAACTTCGCCCAGTCCCCGTTCACGTCGAACTTGTCCGGCTCGGTCGCTTCGACGCCGAACGCCAACCCCGGCGCCTCCGCCGCTGCCCCGGCCGCGAACGCGATCGATGCACGGGTCAGCTTCATCACGACCTACGGGAACACGACCACCCGTCAGCGTCGCCGCAACTTCAAGATCACCGGAGCCACGTTCTCGTAGCGGATGCGAGAAGGGGGCTGGATACCTGAGTATCCAGCCCCCGCTGGAAGGAGCGACATGCCAGCGGGACGACCACAACAGTTCCAGGCTTACGGACGAAGGATGACTGGTCCTCTGGCTCGGATTGCGGGCGGGGACAACGATGCTGATCAGCGGGGTGGACCAGGCGACTACGACTTCGATGACGCACGTCGGGCGTATCGTCCCGCTGCTCGATTCGGTGGCGGTTACGGCGGCGGTCAGATGCGGTACGGAGTGCAGCCGAACCCGTACTTAGGCGGCGGTCAGATGCGGTACGGGGTGCAACCGAACCCGTATCTGGGCGGCGGTCAGATGCGGGCTGGGGGGCAACCGCAAGCGATGCGCCAGATGCAGCAGCGGGCGATGATGGAAATGATGCAACGCCTGTATGCCCGACGCGGAATGGGTGGTCAGCAGATGGGGTTCGGTAGCCAACGCTTCCCAGGGGTGTGGTGATGGCGATCATGAAATGGGGGACGCCCCCCAAAGGCAGCGCCGAGGATCGTCGTGCCCACGTCGTCGGACACGGCGAGAACGTGAAGCTGGCCCATGCTGCGTTCGGATCCAAAGTGGTCGGCAACGCCGGACAGATCTCCGACATCAACGAGAACTACGGCCAAGCCACCCGCTGGCTGTCCACCGCCCCGTACCGCGGGGACGACAACATCAAGCCGACGCCACCGACGACACCGAACATCCACGGTTACCGGGACGCCAGCCGAGCCGGTAAATGCATGGCGAACAACGACACCTGCAACGGCAACGCCACCGTCGCCAGCGAACGGAAATGGTGCGCCGGACACACCAAGACGATGGCGAGGTTGGAGCAGTAGTGGACGTCCAGGAGATCCGCGACTACGTCCGTAACCACTTGGAGATGGACGACGAGGAACTCCCCGACATCCTGCTCGACATCTACCTGCAAGATGCCTTCGAGCAGACCATCGCTCGCTGCAACCGATGGCCCCGTTACGAGAAGACGTGGTCGATCTCCAAGGTCGCAGGCAGCACGGGCGCCACCCTGCCTGACGACGTCCTGATCCCGTCGATCATGTCGGTGATGGCGGGCAACCAGCAACTCGTCTACATCACCCAGGAGAACGCGGAACGGGCCTACTCCCAGGTGGCTGAAGTCGGTGGCGGGATGCCCGCCCAGTACTCGATCTGGGGACGCGAGATCGTCCTGTGGCCCAGCCCCGGCATTGACTCCACGTTCGACATGACGGTGCGCGGCTACCGCCAGCCGGTGTGGACCAACGAGGCGTCCACCATCCCCGACATCGACGAAAGCCTGCACCGGGCGATCGCCTACTACGCGATGTCGCTCACCTACTCCGCGCAGGAAGACGAAATCCTCGAAGGTGTGCACCTGGCGCGCTGGGATCGTGACGTCGCTTCACTGATGCGTTCGATCACTGACCCGCCGCGCTACCGCCCGCTGGTGATGAACGGAGCCGGTGCCCCGCTCGGTGGCGCCAGCTACGTGATCAACCCGCCCGCCGATCCGGACTCGTAGATGGTCAACACCCTCCAACCGATCAACCTGACCGACTGGACTGGTGGCCTCAACCTGCGCCGCAACCAGTTCCAACTGGCCGACAACGAATCACCCGACATGCTCAACGTGGACGTCGATCCACGCGGCGGGTTCTGCACCCGCAAAGGCTGGCTGCGGTGGAACGACGCCGACATCGTCGATCTCGACACGATCGCCTGGATGCCGCACAACGCCGCCGTCCACAACCTGGCCGACGGCAACCAAATCGTTTACGTCGTCAACGGAGCCGACCACAAGATCCACTCCACCGGGGCAGGCACCAGGGTCTTCGCCCCGCTCAACATCACCGCCAACGCCACCCCCCACTGTGGTGACTTCGCTCCGTGGGGTGACTACATGTACATCGCCTGCGGCGCCGCCAACCCGGCGTACCGGCGGCTGCGTGACGGCACGCCTCAGCAACTCGCCAACACCTTCTCCGAGATCGAAGCCCCGACCCCGGCCACATTCCCTCGCGCCAATTACGCCTGCGGTCACGGCGGCTACATGTTCTGCGCCTCCACGATCGAAGCGGGCGCCAGCTATCCGGCCCGCATCCGCTGGTCGCATCCCGGCAAACCGGACTCATGGCGTGACGGCGACTACCTCGACATCGAACAGATGGGTGGCCGCATCACCGGGATCATGTCGTTTCGTGATCATCTGCTGATCTTCAAGACGAACAGCCTGTGGGCGCTGTACGGCTACAGCGACGACTCGTGGCAGTTGATCAAAGTGGCGATGGCGGTCGGCTGCCCGTCGATCACCTGCGCCACCCGTTCAGAAACCGCGGTCTACTTCTTCTCGTCATCCAACAAGGGCGGTATCTACGGCTACTCCGGGGAAGCGCCGGTCTACATCTCTGAACAGATCCGTCCCGCGCTCGAAGAAGTCACCGCCTTCAACGCGGTGTTCGTGTCGTGGGCTGGTCGCCGTCTGTGGATCGCGGTGCCGTGGATGAAGAACGGAGGCGCCACCGTCGAACCGTCGTCGGTGTTCATCTTTGACCCCGACATCGGCAACGGCGCATGGTCCATGTACAACTCGGTGGTCGGCACCATCTCGCCGGTGGTTGATGCCGCCGATGTCGACTCCCGCTACCCGCTCACCGCGCTGTGGTCCGATCAGACGGCCGCGATGGTGGTGCTCGACCGTCTCGACGAAGGTGCCTACGACGCCATCTTGGAACCGTCCGTGCTCGGCACGAGCGACGGGGCGTACCTGTCAACCGGAGCCGGACAGGACCTGGCGGTCACCGGCCGGGACCCGCCCGGCGAAGCGTTCGACTCCTACTACCGCACCCGCTGGCTGCATGCCGGATGGCCGGATCGCAAGAAGTCGTGGCGTCGCCCCACCTTCGTGGTGCGCCAGGTCCCTCAAGACGTTGACCTGATCGTCGAATCGTTCCGCAACTACAACGAGACCGAGATCCATCGCACCCGCACGTTGCGGGTGGAAGCAACCGGGAGCAACTACTGGACTCCGACCGGGTTTGCGGAAGCCAACGTCGGTGGCTTCGACTGGACGCCCGGTGGCGAGAACGATCCGACCGGCACGGGTGCTGACTGGGGTCCGCAACAGCAGGGATCGAACCTGATTCGTGCTGGTTCGATGGGGCTGGCTCGTTCCATCCAGATGCGTATTCGACCGTCCCCCACCACGATGAGGAAGTGGGGGGTCGACGGCATCGTCGCCAAGATCAAGATGCGTAGGTTCAGGTAGGAGGGACATGGCGAAGCTGGACTTGACGTACGACCTCAAGGACTACATGCCAGCCGCGGCGGGGCCGGTTGACGACAACTTCAAGAAGGTCGAGAACTACGTCAACGGAGAAGTGATCGAACGCGACGGCACCGTCGCGATGCGGGCACAACTCAAACTGGCTGGCGACCCGATCTCGCTGCTCGATGCCGCCCCCAAGCAGTACGTCGATCAGGTGCTGCCCATCGGGATCATCATGATGTACGGCGGAGCGGGAGCACCCGGCGGCGGCAGATGGATGGTGTGCAACGGGGCCGAACTGCAATCCGCTGACTACCCG